CCGGCGGCTGGCGGCTGGACAGCGGCGTGGCCGTCATCGACGTGCGCGGCGCGCTCGTACACCGCACGCGGCTGGAAGCCGACAGCACCAGCTTGCTCGGCTATGACGACATCGCCGCCGCCTTCCACAGCGCCCTCGCGTCTGACGACGCCCGCGCCATCGCCCTCGTCATCGACTCCCCCGGCGGTGAAGTCCAGGGCGCTTTCGAGCTGGCCAGCCGCATCCATGCCGCGCGCGGCCAAAAACCTGTCATTGCCATCGCCGACGGCATGGCCGCCAGCGCCGCCTACCTGATCGCCAGCGCCGCCGACGAAGTCCTCGCCACCCCCACCAGCTACACCGGCTCCATCGGCATCGTCATGCGCCACGTCGACATGAGCCGCGCCCTGTCCAAAGAGGGGCTGCAAGTCACCCACATCTTTGCCGGGGCGCACAAAGTCGATGGCAACCCCTACGAGCCGCTGCCCGGCAACGTGCGCCACGCCCTGCAAGCGGACATCGACGGCCTGTATGGCGACTTTGTCCAGGCCGTCGCCCTGCATCGCGGCCTGCCAGAGCAAGCCGTGCGCGATACCCAGGCGCAGGTGTACCGGGGCGCTGCCGCCCTGCCGACCGGCCTCATCGACCGCATCAGCACCGTGGACGACGCCATAGCCCAGCTGGCCGCCCTCGTTGCCGCCCCCGCACCCAAAAAAGCTATGGCTGCACCCGAAAGGAAAGGAAACACCATGACCCACCCCGAAGCCACGGCGGCACCTGCCGCCCAGGAACAAGCCCTGCAAGCCGCCCGCGAGCAAGGCCACGCTGCCGGTTTGAGCGAAGGCATCCGGCAAGGCACGCAAGCCGAGCGCGAACGCACCGCCGCCATCCTCGGCCACGAGCGCGCCGCCGCTTGCCCCGATCTGGCCCGCCAGTGCATTGCCACCGGCCTCACCACCGAGCAAGCCAGCGCCATTTTGGGCGCGGCCCCGGCCCCGGCCCCTGCCGCCACGGCCAGCGCGGGCTTTGCCCATCACATGGCCGCCCTCAACCCTGCCGTCAGCGGCATCGAGGCGGCCAGCCCGGCTGACGAAGCCGCCGCCCTTGCCGCCCAGGTCTTGCAACACGCGCGCCGCGCCTGAACCAAGGAGCCACCATGACACACGCCTCATTTCGCACTGACGGCATCTACACCCCCGACAGTCTGCTCGCTGGCAACGCCCACTTGCTGGTTTCGCGCCGCATCACGGTCGCCTCTGGCGAAAACCTCAAGCGCGGATGCGTCCTCGGCAAAGTCACTGCCGACGGCAAATACAAGGCCAGCGCTGCCGCCGCCAGCGACGGCAGCCAGACCCCCGACCTCATCCTGGCCGAAGACATCGACGCCACCAGCGGCGACAAAACCGCCCTGGCCTACGCACGCGGCGACTTTGCCGCCAGCGCCTTGAGCTTCGGCACGGGCCACGACGTCGCCAGCGTCACCGAAGCCCTGCGCACCAAAGGCATCACCCTGCTGGCCGCCGCCTGACCGTCCCCGCTGAAAGGAGAACCACCATGAACATTTTTGACACCGCCGTCCTGGGCCGCGTCGTGCAAGAGCTGCCCGCGCCCGCTCCCTTTTTTCTGAACTCGTTTTTCCGCGAAATCCAGACCGAAACCAGCGCCGAAATCCACTTTGACGTGAACAAAGGAAGCCGCCGCCTGGCCCCCTTTGTCTCCCCCATCGTCGCCGGGCAAGTCGTGCGCAGCGAGGGCTACAGCACCCAAACCTTCAGCCCCGCCTACATCAAAGACAAACGCGTCTTTGACCCCGAACGCCCCCTCAAGCGACTGGCGGGCGAACGCATCGGCGGCGAACTCGCCCCCGCCCAGCGCATGCAAGCCCGGCTCGCCAGCGAGCTGCAAGACCAGCTGGACATGCTCACTCGCCGCCAGGAAGTCATGGCCGTCGAAGCCCTGCGCCGGGGCAAGGTGGTTATCGAGGGCGAACACTACCCGCGCGTCGAGCTGGACTTTGGCCGCCATGCCGATCTCACCGTTGCTCTCACCTCCACCGCCCGCTGGGGCGAAAGCGGCGTCAGCCCCTTCAAGGACGTGCAAGACTGGTCGCTGCTCGTCACCAAGCACAGCGGAGCCACGGCCAACATCGTCGTCATGGACGTCAAGGCGTGGGAGCTGTTCAGCCAGGACGCGCAAGTCCAAAAGCTGCTCGATCGCTTCCGGGGGCAAGACGCCCTGCACCCCACCGTCATCGGCGAAGGCGGCCGCTTCATGGGCAGCCTCGGCACCCTGGACATCTACGTGCATGCGGGCTGGTACGAGTCCCCATCCACCGGGCAGCTCACGGCCTACCTGCCTGACCACACCGTCATCGTCACCGGCCCCGACCTCGAAGGCGTGCGCGCCTACGGAGCCATCCGCGACGAAGACGCGGGCTTCCAGGCGCTCCCTTACTTTGCCAAGAGCTGGAAAGAAAACGACCCGAGCGTGCGCTACCTGCTCATGCAAAGCGCCCCGCTCACAGTCCCGTACCGCATCAACGCCAGCTTCTGCGCCACCGTCCGCTAACGGAGCCTGCCATGCAAGTCATCGCCCTCGTCACCCTCTGGCCCGGCCCCATCGCCCCCCGGCGAGCAGGCCGAAGTGCCCGACGAACAAGCCCAGGCGCTCATCGCGCGAGGCTTGGCCAGCGCACTGCCCGGCGACACGCCTGCGACAAACCCGCCAGCAGGCAAGCCGGGCCGCAAGTCCAAAGCGCAGCAACCCGCAGACGCCGCAACGCCCACAGACGCCACCACGCCCGCCGCCGCCACGCAGGAAGAGCCGCCGTCTGGCTCTGAGATGGTGTAAGCCATGCCCTTGCCCGCCTTCGCCGCCCAGGAAGCCCGTGCCAACGCGGCTGTCATGAGCCACCTGTCCAACGCCACCGCCAGCTTTGCGAGCCAGCCTCCGCTGCCCGTCATTTTTGAGCGCGACTACGTCGAGGCAGAGGGCATGGCGGCCAGCGTGCCCCTCATCCGCTTGCCCAGCGCCAGCGTCCCCGGCTCCGTCCGGGGCCTGCGCGTCACCGTGCAAACGCAAGCCGGGGCCAGCCACTGGCGCGTCGCCGAACACCACCCAGACGGCGTGGGCCTGTCCACCCTGTACCTGGAGCAAGCATGACCGTCTTTACCCACCTGCGCGAGAAACTGGCCCAGGCGCTGCTGGCTGCCCCCGCCCTGGCCGATGGCCGCATCTACATCGAGCGCGACCGCCCCATCGCGCAAGAAGAACCCGACGCCATCGTCATCCGCCTGCTCTCGGCAGACGCCAGCCAAAAAGTGCATGACCACACCGACTGGTTCGTGGCCGTCTCCGTCGAGTGCAACGCCCGCGCCGCCAGCGCCGCCGCTGCCGCCGAACGCGCCGAAACCCTCGCCGCCCAAGCCTGGCAACGCCTTTTTGCGCTGGCTGACCCGGACATGGAGCGTCAGGGCGTCGAGTGGCAACACGCCGCCGAAGACACCCCCATCGCCCAGCTGTCCATGCGCGTCATGGCCCTCGTCCGCACCCCGCAAAGCAGCCTCGAAAGCACCCCATGAGCCGCAAAACACCGCCTGCCGAAACGCCTCCGCCGCCTGCCCCGACCTCTCCCCAGCCGCCCGCGCCTGACGTCATGCCCCGCCAAGGCGGCCGCTGGCAGCGCGAAGCCGACGGCACCCTGACCGAACTGCCCCTGAACAACTCCTGAAGGACGCACCATGGCCCGCAAGATCAAAAAGACCCTCATCCTCGCCAAACTCGAAACCACCCAGGGCACCGACGCCGCCCCCGCCGCTGCTGACGCCCTGCTCATCAGCGACGCTACGTTCAGCGTCGAGTACGACAACAAAGACCGCAACCTCATCCGCCCCACCATGGGCCACGGGGGCACCCTTGTCGGCACCCGCCATCTCAAAATCGACTTCAGCGTCGAGCTGGCAGGCAGCGGCACGGCGGGCGACGCCCCCGCCTGGGGCCGGTTGCTGCTGGCCTGCGCATTTGCAGAGACCGCCACGCCGGGCCAGATGGTCGAATACACCCCCGTCTCTGACGCCCTGAAAAGCCTCACCATCAAGTACAGCGCCGACGGCGTCATTCACACCGCCCTCGGCTGCATGGGCACCGTCACTTTCGACATGACCGAGGGCGAGCGGCCCACACTCAAATTCAGCTTTGTCGGCTTTGACGGCGGCAGCCAGGCCGCCGCCGCCCCCACGCCCAACTACACCGCGTGGAAGATGCCGCACATCGTAAACACGCACAACAGCGGCAAGCTCACTTTTGGTGGCACCTACGCCACCGGGGCCATCACCGGCGGCGACAGCTTTTGCAGCAAGGGCCTGACGCTCAACATGGCAAACGACGCCAAATACCTCGCGCTGCTGGGTTGCAACAGCATCGACATCACCGACCGCAAGCCTGCTGGCAGTTTTGCCCTGGCCCTGCCAGCGGACAAAGAGGTCGCCATGCGCGCCGAAATCAACCAGAACACCCCCACCAGCATCAGCCTTCTGCACGGCACGCAAGCGGGCGAAAAAGTCCTGATCCACATCGCCCGCGCCGTGCGCCTGAACCCCAAATACGAAGACTCCGACGGTCAGCTGCTACTGGCCTGCGACTTCAACGCCGAACCCGTCACCGGCGACGACGAACTTCGCATCGTCTGCCTGTAAGCCCCTCCCCCACCCTTTCTACCAAGCCCTGACATGACCGACCAAGCCAAATACCAGCTCGCCATTGACAACACCGTCGATTTTCCCGTCACGTTCGAAATCAAAAGCGGCCGCGTCACCAAAACCTTCAACATGCGCCTGACGGGCCGCCGCCTCAGCGTGCCCGAGTGGAACCGTTTTTTCGGCCCCAATGCCGACAACCCCAGCCTCACCACGGCAGACTTTCTGCGCGAACACATCACCGACTGGCGCGATCAGCGCCTGGTGGTCGACGAAAAAGGCATCCAGGCCCCCTTCAGCCCCGAATCCTTCGACACTTTGCTGAGCGTCGTCGGCGCGGAAATGATCATTTTTATCGCCTACCAAAAAGCCATCTTCGCCAGCGACGGCGACGCTGGCCGCCGAAAAAACTCGCAGAGCTGACCCGCCTTTGGGCAGCGGGCCAGCTCACCAGCCCCACAGCGCCCGCAGACGAGCCTGAACAAGACGGCCTGTCCGACGCCGCCGCCGCCTTTGGCATCCGCATCGAGGGCGACGCCCCGGCAGACGCTCCCGCGCCCCGCGCCGTCCTCTGGCCCGACAACGTGGACGCCTGGCGCGTCTGGCAGTCCGTGCAAACCCAGTGGCGTTTCGCCCCCCTGGGCCTGGCCGGAGCCATGCAAACCGGGCTGGACTACGCAGGCGTGCTGGCCTGGCTACAAGCCAGCGGCATCCCGCGCAACAGCTGGCCGCGCCTCATGGGCGACCTGCAAGCCTGCGAGACCGCCGCGCTCGACGTCTGGGCCAGGCAGGCCCGCAAAAAACAAGATTGACCTCCCATCATGGCCCTTGCCGACATCCCCGCCCGCATTCGCCTCTCCCTCGAGGGCAGTCAGGCCGTCGTGCGCGACCTCAAAACCGTCGAGCGCGGTTTTGCCTCCGCCAAAAGCGCCATGGTCGCCTTCGCGGGTGGCCTCAGCGTGGCCGCCTTCACCGCAAAAATCGTGGAGGTGCAACGCGAATTTGACGTGCTCAACAGTTCGTTGATCACCGTCACCGGCTCCAGCCAGGCCGCCGCGCGGGAAATGGAGTGGATCAAAAAATTCGCCAAGGAAACCCCCTTCGGCCTGGCCCAGGCCACGCAAGCATTTGTCAAGATGAAATCGCTGGGGCTTGACCCCAGCCGCGAGGCCCTCACCAGCTACGGCAACACCGCCTCGGCCATGGGCAAAGACCTCAATCAAATGATCGAGGCCGTCGCGGATGCCGCCACCGGGCAGTTCGAGCGCCTGAAAGAATTTGGCATTACCGCCAGCAAACAAGGCGACAAAGTCGCGTTTACGTTTCAGGGCATCACCACCACCGTCGGCAAAAACGCCGCCGAAATCACCCGCTACCTGCGCCAGATCGGCGAGGTCAATTTCGCCGGGGCCATGCTGGAGCGCACCAAAACGCTCGACGGAGCCATCGGCAGCCTGGGGGATGCCTGGGACAACCTGTTGCTCCGGGTCAGCCAAAGCGGCCTGGGCGCAGCCATCTCTGGCGCAGTCTCTACCGCAGACAAGGCGCTCACCTGGCTGGCGGACAACATCGACGATATCGGCGCAGCGCTTGTCACCGGCAGCATGGCCGTTGGAGCCGCGCTGCTCATCACCAATTTCGGGGCCATCGCCAGCGCCGCCGTTGCCGCCGCTGGCGCGATGCTGAAATTCGCGCTCTCAATGGGGGCGTTCGGCGTGGCCACCGCCGCTGTGGTCGGCCTCACGGCCGCTTACATGGCGTTCAAGGACGAATTCGACGGCACGGGCGAAGATGCCATGCGCCTGGGCAACATGTTCGCCGTCGCCTTCGACATGATTACCGGCAAGGCGCAAGATGCGGCCGCCGCTGTAGCCGAAGCCGCATCTACCAGCGCCAGCGAACAAGGCAAGGCCGCCACCAGCACCGTCGGTTTCTGGGAGCGCGCCCTGCGCGGCATCGCCGACGTGCTGGACATGGTCGCCAGCCTGACCCTGGGGGTGTGCGATGGCATTGCAGCGTCTTTCGTCGCCGTCGGTCAGATTGTGCGCAACGCTTTCGCGCAAGCCTTCAACGGCATCGCCGCGATGGCCGAAAACACCCTGAACGTCATTGCCGACAAATACAACAAGCTCCCGTTTCTGCCCGGCAAGATCAGAGCCAGCCAGTTTGGCCGCATGAACACCGAAGGGGCCACGTCCCTGTCCGACGTCGGCGACGCCTTCAGCCGGGGCATGGCCAGCAACATCCGCACCGACTGGAGCGAAAAGGCCGACGCCTACATTGCCGCCGTCAAAGCCAAAAACGCCGTCGATGACCTCTCCAAGTCCGCCCAGGCCGCCGGAACCAGCCTGGCCAAGGCGGGCGAAAAAGGGGCCAAGGGCCTCAAAAAAGCCAAGGATGAGGCCATGGAGCTGTTCAACCGCCTGCAAGCCAAGCAAGCAGGCGTCGATCCCAGCTACTACGCCGACCTGCAAAAGCTCTACTCGCTCTACACCCAAGGCCGCATCAGCCTGGACGATTACCGGGCCGCTGTCACCACCCTGATCAGCGAGCAAAAGTACGCGCAAGATGCCGCCCGCGAGCTGAAAGAAGAAGAAGACAAGCTCAAAAAAGCGCGCGAAGAGCACGAAAAAACCGTCGAAAACCAGATCAAAAGCGCCCAGGAAATCCTGGCGAATCTCGAGTTTGAAACCCGCTTGATCGGACTGAATGCCGCCGAGCGCGAAAAAGCCACCCTCATGCGCGAACTCGAGCGCCAGGGAATCGAGCGCGGCACGGTCGCGTGGCAGCAATACGCCGCCGCCATCGGCGAAGCCATCGAGCGCAAGCGCGCCGCTACCGACCTGCAAGAAGCGCAAAAACAGATGCAGGAAGAGTGGCAGCGCACCACAGACGACATCAACAAGTCCCTCACCGACGCCCTGCTTCGCGGATTTGAAGACGGCAAAGGCTTTGCCAAAAATTTCCGCGACACGTTGAAAAACATGTTCCGCACGCTGGTGTTGCAGCCCCTCATCCGGCCCGTTGTCGCGTGGTCTGGCGGCATGCTCTCCATGCTGATGGGCGGCATGGCGGGCGCGGCCCAGGGCGGCGCAGGCGGCGGGCTGGGCAACATGGGCGGCTTCAACTTCGGCGGCTTCGGCGGCATGAACAACCTGGGCATGCTGGGCAGCTACGGCCAGATGTTCGCCAACGGCGCAACCTTGCTCCAGCAGGGCTGGGGCGCGTTTTCGGACAACTTGGCCGCCCTGTGGGCCAACGGCCAGTACGGCAGCGCCTTCGCATCCGGGGCCGGAGCCGCCATGTCTGCCCTCGGCGGCATCTTTGGCGGGCGCGCCATCGGCCAAGCCCTGAGCGGCGGCTACTCCGCCTGGGGCCGCAGCGGCAACAGCGCCGTCAATACCGGCACTGCGGCCGGCGCGGCCATTGGCTCCATCATCCCCGGCGTCGGCACTGCCATCGGCGCGCTGGTAGGCGGCGCGCTGGGCGGTGTGGTCAATCGCCTGTTCGGCCGCAAGCTCAAGGATTACGGCATAGAGGGCACGTTCGGCGGCGAAGAGGGCTTTTCCGGGCGGGCGTGGAAATACTACAAAGGCGGCTGGTTCCGCTCGAACAAAACCCGCTACGAAGCGCTGGATGAAGAGACGCGCCAGACGCTGGCAAAGCCATACCAGGCCGTGCGCGATCAACTGCGCGCCTACGCCGAAGCGCTGAACATTCCCACGGACAAGCTCAACAGCGTCACACACACCCTGCGGCTGAGCCTGCAAGGGTTGAAGCCGGAAGAAATCCAGCAGCGCTACACCGAGGCGCTGGGCGCGGCGCAGGAAGCGCTGGCCGAGTCGCTCCTGCGCGAAGCCGAGGGGCAGCAGATGGAGCGCCTGGCGCGCGGCCTGATGGAAAACTTCACCGTAAAGGCGCAGGATGCCGCCAGCCAGCTGCAAACACGCAGCTACTTCCGGCGCGACGGCGAGACCGCCGTGCAAACGCTCGAGCGCATGGCCGCCAGCCTCGCCACCGTGAACAGCGCCTTCGCCCTGCTGGGCCGCACCCTGTTTGAGGCCAGCGTGCGCAGCGGGGACATGGCAAGCCGCCTGGTCGAACTGTTCGGCCAAGGCCAAGAAGGCCGCAACGCCTTCAGCCAGGCCGTCGGCAGCTACTACCAAAACTTTTACAGCGAGACCGAGCGTAAGGAGAATGCCCGCCGCGCCATCACGCAACAGATCCAGGACCTGGGCCTGGAAGCGCCGGACTTGCAATCTGCCAACGCCCGCGCGCAGTTTCGCGCGCTGGTGGACGGCCTTGATCTGACCACAGATGCAGGCCGCCGGGCCTTCGCCGCGCTCATGCGATTGCAAGGCGCGGTGGCAGAAGTCACCGAAGCCGCAGAAGATGCCACGCAAGCCGAGCGCCGCCGCGCCGAAGCGCTGAAAGAGGCGCTCGACGCCGCGCAGAAGGCCACGGATGCCGCCTTGTCTGCGCTCGAAAAAGCCATTGATCGGCAAATCGGCAGCCTGCAAACCGCCCTGCAAGCCGCGCAAGATTTGGCAAGCGAGGCGCGCTCCGTCATGCAAACGGCGCATGCGGCAGCGCGCCAGCTCTACGGCCAGACCGGCGCGGGCAACGCCATGCTGGCCGCCCAGGGGCAAGCCTTTATCCGCAACGCCCTGACGTCTGCCCGCGCGGGCGTGTTGCCCGACGCCACCGAGTTGAGCCGCGCCATCGAGGCCGCGCGCGGCGGCCTGAC